CAGTAGCTCTCAAAGCTTGTTTATCTCCTTTTCTAGCATTAGCTATAAGGGAATTGTATTTAGCTCCTATATCTGGAGCTGGTCCATGTGCATTACTCTTAACTCTAACATCTTTATATTCTCCAGTTTCAGGGTCTAGTACTGTTTTTATTTCATATTTTCCACCTGATACAAGATTTATACTATCCAGCTCATCATCTTGATATTGATTTAGATTTATAACACTTGTGTCCACAACTTCTTTATTAAAGGTATTAGCAGCTATTCTGTTATTTGGGCTATAAGTATCATTCATAATTGAATAAAATTCAACATCGTTATAATAAGCGTTAGTTGATAAACTTCCAAGCCCATTATCCTTATCAGTGTTATCTAAATAATCATTTTGTATATCTTCACTCATTCCGCCTACAAATTGATTTCTCATAGCATTTTTATTACTCATTATAACTTCCATTCTAGCATTTGGGTCATCATATAAAGTACTTAGGTCTGCCATTCCTTTAGATTGATATATAGGCTCTAGCCCAGCTTTATAAAACTCTTGTAATGTAGAGAAATTAGTTCCATAGTAAATATTACTAACTCCTACAAAATCCTTTTCTCCCCATTTGTAATTAGCTGGAAGATTATTTTGTTCAGCATAAACTAAAAAAGGCTCTGTTTTACATCTTGTTAATAGTTTTTGTTGCTCTATCAAACTCATTTGTTTTTCAGCTTTCCCTCTTCTATTAAATTCTGCTTGAGCTTGGTTTATCCCGCTCTTAAATTCTTCATACTCATCAGCACCAATCATAAAATCTTCACCATTGATTTTGGTGTTGAAATTTTTAAACTCTTCAAAGAACTCTCCAGCAGTCATCTTAGAATATTTATCTAATAAAGCTTGTGCATTTGGTTTATTAATTAAGCTTAGTCCAAAGGCATTAAAGTTACCTTTCCATACACCTTTAATTCCTGTAGCAACTTTTGCCATATCTATAATACCTGCATTCCCAGCACTAATCATATTATTTATAACTTGCTGTGTACCAGCTAGTGCAGAACTATAATCTCCTAACGCCATATATCTCTCATTATTTTGTTGAGCCATTTCTTGAGAGTGAATATAGTTGTCTAGGGTCACCTTTTCTTGGTATTCATAGTTTTTTACTAAAAAATTATTTTCAGCCATTTGTAATTTTTGTCTAAAACGTGCTTCAAATGCGTCAGCATATTCCATATCATACCCTTGTTCTAATGAAGTCTTTCTATATGTAGCTATTTTCTCCTCTATTTTAGCCTTTAAGTTATTTATTCCATCTCCTGTCTTGTATATATCCTTGTTAGTTTGCATTTCTAACATGAAATTAGATATATCATCATCTATACTCGCTTCCGCTGTAAGCCCAAATGATTTTGACTGAAAATCTTTTAACTTTTGATATGCCATTCCTAAGTCCATAATTCCATTAGATACTGCTTTAGTTATGCCTAGTGACATACTACTGTCACTTACACTAGGTGCACTTACTTGCGGGGATTGTATCATCTTATTTGATTTAGTAGGATCTATTATAATTCCTTGGTTATTATTCATTTTCTACCACCCTAATCCTGGATATTTAGGTTTATTACCAAAAATATCTAAATTCAATGAAGTGTTAATAGCTTTTCCGCCTAATACTGTTAAGGTCTGTTCCTTTATTTATACTATACCCCATATATGTAGTAGCCATATTCATAAGTCCACTAACCACATTAGAGTAAGCCTCGTTTTTCTTAGCTCTAACTTGAGAATCTATATTATATTTTTGAGACTTCAAGTTGAGATCTATATTTCTCATATCACTTTCCATATCAGCTTTACTATCTAGGAAGTTTCTTTCATGTGCTCTCATACCTTGTCTAAAGAGTGACCCTGCTTTATCTATTCCAGCATTAGCAAATATAGCAGACTGTGAGGCTAGCTCCGATGTTTGCTTAGAAAATATATCTGTATACTGTTCTATTACTGTTGTTCTTTGGGTTTCAGCATTTAATTCAGCAGCCTTTTTTTGAACTCCTCCCTCAAGTTTTGCTTGCTTGGCACTATTAAGACTACCTATAATATTTACTCCTTGTGAGAGTAGCATTGCAGCTAACATAAAACTCATATTACTCGTCCTCCTGTTGTTCAAAATCTCTAATTTCAGCAAATATACCAACTATTTCAATAGGGTTGTTATTCATCTGTTTTATATAAAGTTCCTTTTTACCTGTATTAGGTATAGTTACAAAATGAACTTTATCTGATGGAACGTCCTCTAGTTTTAAGGCATGTTCTTTTCTTTTACCATTGACTTCTAAATCATAATCGCCTATAACGACCATCTTAACTTGTCCTATGGTAGTTCTTTTAAAGAACTCTGGAACATCTGTACGCACCTTTTGACTTAAAGAAGTTTCAGCTAATTTAAACTCTAAAGGCTCTACATTGGTATCTGAATAAGTGTATATGTTAATTTCACTTCCAGTAGCATTGAAGATATATAATTTATCATCAACATTGACATACTCGTTAATCCCCTGTAGCTTATTACATCTTGTCCAACATATAATATCCTCTTCAAATTTATAACTTAATGCTCTTGCCTCTTCTCCACAATCTACTCCTATAAGGTTATTTTTCTTATGCTTAAAGAAATAGATATCTTCTACATTGTCAAATAAGTGATTGCTATATGTTGATACTTCCATAGTCTTATAAGCACTATCTGCCCCTACATCTTGTATTTGAAATATTCTATTAGATGTGTCTACATAATAGATAGCGTCGTCAGATTCTGTCCAATACCCTAATCCTTTAGGACGTGATAGTTTTTGGTCATAGAACTCTGATGTCTTAGGAGTAAGACCTGTGTTAAGTTGAGTTGAGAAAAACCCCTTGTCAGTAACTGCTATTAGAGATTTATACGATATAAAGTCAACTACTGTATTAACCTCATTACCTGCAAGGAAAGTGGTAAATCCGTCGTTATCCTCTGTAGACTGTCTAAAGTTAAGAGAGTCAAAGACACGAGATGATACGACACAACTTGGATTCCCTGCAACGTTACCAAATATAACTCTTCCTTTATACTCTGTAACAACTGCTGGATAACCTTTTCTAAATAGATTTTCTGAAAAAACTATATCCAGGATATTGATTTTTTTCTTTTCAAGTTCTACGCTTTTATCTGGAATTTCTATATTCCCTCCAGGGGCTGTTACTTGAGATGTAGTTATTTTCTGCTTTCCACTAGTATTTTCAATCTTAGATATTCTGAACTCTCCACCCATATATGAAATAGTACCTTTTTCAAAGTTTTCTAAGAAACTAGGCTTATATACAGGATTAGAAAGAGTGCTTTCAAAGATAATCTTAGAACCATCTTGATACCAAGTAAACACAAGCTTGTCAGTATCTGTATATTGATACTCACTTTCTACTGCTTTTACAGGTGGATTTGTTATACTTTTCCAATATTCAACTACTGTAAACTCTGGTGTAGCTTCATCTACTCTTACCATTACAGGCTCTTTATTAGCTACACAACTTATAACAGAGTTCTCAAATTGTGTAATACTAAGTTTTTTTATTTCTTCTGGAGTATAAGTTGTAGGAATTTCTTTAACTACTTGAAAATTATCCATTCTTAATACCAATACTTTTTTGTTTGTATATAAGAATAGATACCCACTAAGTGAGGTATCTTTCTTGTTGATTTTGTATTTAAAGAGTTTAAAACCCTCAATAGTTCTAAGTTCGCTAGCAACTGATATAGTATTTATTTTTTCAAAGCTTGGAAAATTAATTAACCCTGCACTATCAGATGTAAGACCATTTTTGAGATATGCAAGTCCTTTAGCTGGTATTTCAGTTTCTACTCTATACCTTAGTCCTGGGGAAATTTCCCCAAGACTAAATCTTAATTTACCCTCAAACATTAGTTCAAATCCTCCAAATCAAATCCCATTAGTCCATTATCAAATGTTAGTTTCTCCTCTTCAAGTTGCATAAGAGAAGCAAGTCTAGTTATTGCTTTTGCTTTACCAACCGAACTA